TGGTGGTGACCAGGGGGTTGGGACACTCAATATACAAAACGGTTTGTATGTAGCCGGTCAGCCGATTTACGCTGGAATTCCTCAGAACGCTCAGCCAAACAATTACACGATGGTTCTCTCTGACGCAAGTAAGAGCATCCTACATAATTCCGCCTCTTCTCATACGTACACGGTACCAGCAAATGCGTCCGTGCCGTATCCGTTAGGCACGGCAATCACTATAGTTAACGGCGGTGCTGGTGGCACGATTACCTTAGCGATCACGTCAGACACTTTTCAGTTTTTTCCATCAGGAGCCACCGGAAGCCGCACCATGGCCCCATATTCGCAGGTAACCATATTGAAGGTGACGACAACCGTGTGGAGTCTTACTGGTGTTGGCGTAACATAATGTCTATCCAGCAAATGCTTCTTACGGGCGCCGCTGGTGGATTCACTCCAGTTCTGCACCAATACTCTTCTGGTAGCGGAACAGAAACAGCGCCAACCGGGTGCTCTAACGTCGTCATCGAGGTTGCTGGCGGAGCCGGTAGTGGCGGCGGCGGAGGTGTATGGGGTGGAGCTGGCGGTGGAGCTGGCGGGTACTCTCGCACTTCAGTCGCGTGTACGGGTGGGAAAACCATCGCATACTCATGCGGATCTAACGGTGCCGCAGCTTCAGCTGGTGCTAACGGCACCGCAGGCACAGCAAGCTCCGCATCATCTGGCACACTAACAATAACCACCATGACGGCTAATGGTGGTGGTCTAGGTACTGCTGGGGCTTCCTCTGGTGGTACCGGTGGTGCTGGTGGATCAGCATCTGGTGGAACCGTGGTTAACGCAACCGGAGGATCTGGAGCATCTGGAATAATCACCGCTGGTGGGGCTGGTGGAGCTGGAACCACCGGTATTGAGCTAAACGGCTCAACCGGAGGAAACGGGGGAGCCCCATCAGCAGCTTCAAACGCCGGTCAGCCTGGTGCAGTCAGTTTTTATTACACCTAAGGAAATACCATGTCAAATGTAATTACATTGGAAGATTCGGATCTCAAAGAGATTGAGACCGCACTGCAAGAGCGCCCGCTTCGATTGGCTCTACCGCTGCTGCAGAAGATCGACGCGCAGCTCCGCGCGAAGGCCGCTCAGTTAGACGCTGACGCCGTCAAGGTGAAGACTGAGACTGAGGATAAGATCAAGTCTCTAGAGTCCAAGATAGAGGCGTTCACTGCATCCGCAAAAGCTGGTGTCGTCCATGTTTTAACGGAGATAGAGAGCGCGGTGAAATGAGTAAAGGCACTACCATAATGCAGGCGCAAACAGCCCTTGCCGGTTTTACAGTATCAGCAAGCGCCGCGACGGTGGCATGGATCGATCACGTGGAACAAATTCTCCGCATGGGCTCTAGCTTGGTAGCGATTTGCACCGGCATAGCTGCGCTCGTGTTTTACGGGAAGCAGAACGGCTGGTGGGGTAAGTAAATGTCAGCATTCGACGTTGCTTTTACGCAATTAGTCGGGCTGGAAGGTAAGTACAGCTCCGACGAGAAGGATCCAGGAAACTGGACCGGCGGTAAGTGCGAGGTTGGCGAGATGCGCGGCACCATGTACGGCATCAGCGCCGCCGCGTACCCGACGGTCGATATAGCCTGTCTCAGTCTCGCCAAGGCGAAATCGATCTACTGGACCGATTACTGGAGCAAGCTCAGGTGCTCGAACTTCCCCGACGCGCTCGCTATCGCGCTCTTCAAGGAGGGCGTGAACCTTGGCGTCGAGGGTGCCGCTAAATCGCTGCAGCGCAGCCTGCGGGCCGGTAACGTGGACGGCATCATAGGCCAGATCACCATCGGCCAAGCCACCGCGAAGGCGCCAAGGGAATCTCTCGTGGATTTCCTGACTGAGTGCGCCTACGGGTACACGCAGCTCGCCAACTTCAAGATCGACGGCAAGGGCTGGCTCAGTCGCGTCATTAAGACCGCGGTTGAGGCTCAGCTGACACCGACGGAACTCACAGAACTCAAGGCGTAGCGAAATGTCATTCTCTAGTACGGCGACGTCGATTATCACCACAGTGGCACCACTACTCGGTACCGCCCTTGGCGGCCCATTGGGCGGATTGGCTGGTGGGTTACTGGCGAAAGCTCTGGGTAAGAAACAGCCTGACGGCTCAGTCATCCCGGCAGCCGCGAAGGACATAGAGGCCGCGCTCGCTGGCGGCAGCCCTGAGACGTTGCTTGCTGTGAAGCAATGCGAGGCCGATCTGCAGAAGCATATGGCTGATCTTGGGGTACAGGAGGATCAGCTTGCGTACGCCGACGTCGATAGCGCCAGGAAGCGTGAGGAGTCCGTCAAGGATTACACGCCGTCGGTGCTAGCGTACAGCGTAACCGCTGGGTTCTTCGGCGTGCTTGCGTTTCTGCTTATCAATGGTAAGCCGGTATCCGGTGGGGATGCGCTGCTGGTTATGTTGGGCGCACTCGGTGGCGCCTGGGCGTCGATCATATCGTACTACTACGGCAGTAGCAGCTCAAGCAAGGGAAAGACGGACGCACTGCAGGCGCTAGCGAGCAAGAAGTAATTCATGGCAACCGCGATGACGTATAACAGCTTGCTTACCGACCTCCAGAACTATCTGGAACGCGGAACCGCGAGCGATAGTATCGTCTACGGACAACTCAATGAGCTGATTAACTTTGGCGAGCGGCGCTGCGCGCGAGAACTCAAGATCCTTGGGTACATCGTTCCAGCGGTGTTCACCATGCAGGCCGGGCTCGCGGTGTACCAGAAACCTGACCGGTGGCGTCAGACGGTGAGCGTCAACGTGTCGGGATCCCCTGTCGGTACCAGTGTGCGATCCCCTATGTTCCCTCGCTCGTACGAGTACATCCGCACGTACTGGCCCGACGACACGCAAACCAACACCACGGTGTACGGAATACCTGGGCCGCCGAAATTCTACGCCGACTATAATTATCAGAACATCATCGTCGCGCCGACGCCTGATGCCGCTTACCCGGCGGAGCTTGTATACTATGAGGAGCCGCCACTACTCGGCCCCGCGAATCAGAGCAACTGGCTCACGCAGTACGCCCCCCGCCTACTCCTATACGCATCGATGATAGAGAGCCAGGTATTCCTCAAGAAGGACACGTCTTCCCTCCAATCGATGTACGACCGAGAGGCGGCGGTGCTCAACGGCGAAGACACTCAGCGCGTGCTCGACAGAACGTCCACACGCCAAAAGGACTAGTTTTAAATGACTTCTTACCAGGACATTTTTGGAGGTGGCGTAATCGCCCCAGCGTTCGCGTCGTACGTCGACTACGTACTGACCTCAAACCTCGCTCTAGTGTGGCCCCAAGAAACGGCTCCCAACAGCAATTTGGCAGGCCAGATTATCGATATCGACGCCACCAGTACCGGTTCCTTCAGCATCACGCTGCCGCCTGCGAACATGGTCAGCGTGGGTCAGTTCCTAGTGGTCAACAACAAGAGCGCATTCAATCAGGCGATATTCAACAACGCCGGTCAGATCATTATCACGTCGCTCCTTCCTGGCGCGATCTACTTCCTGTATCTAACGAACAATACCACCGCCGCTGGCGTATGGTCGAGCTTCCAGTACGGAGCGCAAGCAAGCGCCCCGAACGCATCCGCCTTGGCGGGACCTGGTTTGCTCGCAGTTGGCGCCACGTTGGCGCAAGACATACCGGTAACCAGCCTGAACACGCCGTACACAGTCGGCGTAAACGACCGCGCGAAGCTATTCAACTGGACCGGCGGGAGCGGCACGATCACGCTGCCCCTGGCCGCCACCGCGCAGGCTAGCTTCTACATCCAGGCGCGCAACAGCGGCACCTCGATTCTGACCATTTCCCCTCAGGGTAGCGACACGATAAACGGCGGATCTTCGGTGTCATTCAACCCGGGAGACAGCGCATTTATCGTCACGGACGGGAACGCGTGGTACACCCTTGGTCTAGGCCCAATCCTGACCGCGAACTTCAACTTCATCGTCATCAACGTCCCGTCGGTGGTCGTCGGCGGAATCGTCACGCTCAGCGGGACTCAGCTCAACCAGATAGCGTACCGTTTCACCGGGGCGCTTGCTCAGAACACGCTGGTGGATCTGCCAGCCGTAAAGCAGCAGTACTGGGTCGACAACGAGACCACCGGTTCATTTACGCTCACGTTCCAGGTACCGACAACCGCTGGCGGACCGACTCCAGCTGGCGCAACCGTAGCGGTCCCGCAGGGCCAGCGCATCATCCTGTACACCGACGGAACCAACGTCCTGAACGCGTCCACGGCTGGCATCGCGATCCCTCTTGCGATCAATCAGGGCGGAACAGGATCCACCACCGCGGGCGGCGCGCTAATCGCTCTCGGTGGCACGACAACCGGTATCGCTGTCTTCGAGGCAGCCAGTAACGCCGCCGCGCAAACAGCCATCGGGGCGCCGTCTACCGCTGACGCGTTCCTCTGGGCGAGCATTCTCTGATGGGCCTAATTCGGGTGCAGAGCGCGCCCGGTGTGCAGCGAGACGGAACGATACTCGCAGCCCAAGCCTACAGCGACGCGCAATGGTGCCGCTGGCAGCGTAGTCTTCCGCGAAAGATGGGTGGGTATAAGGTTACACAGCCATATCTCACGGCGGTGTCTCGCGCGCTTTTCAGTCAGGCTCAGAGCGGGTACCGGTACGTCACCTCTGGTACCGCCAACGGCACCGACCAGTTCACGATGGACAATAACGGTGTCAGCTCAACGGTGAGCAACCCTGTGTACCCGGCGACCACGAACCCAACCACCACTGGTGTCGTCGCGAGTCCGCTGAACACATGGCAGTTCGACACCCAATTCGATAACGCAACGAATCAGTCGCTGCTGTTCAGTTTTTGCGGACAGAACCTGATCGACCCGACGAACGGCGCGAACTTCCCCGTGTACTGGCAGCCTACCTACACCCCTGGCGCGCCGCCGACCCAGGTAGCCGGTTACGGCACCGGGAGCGACGGTCACGGCGGAACACAGCAAGCCCTATTTCCCAACGGAATCAGTGGAGGATTGTGCAGCCTTGCTCCGTACATGACAGTGTACGGTAATAATGGTTTCTTTGCGTGGAGCACCCCGGGGTACCCGACTGATTTCGTCGGAACAACTCTTGGATCACTTTACGTCGGCGCGACCGAAATAACAAATCAGAAAATACTAAAAGGTCTCCCTCTCCGCGGCGGCGGCGGATACAGCCCGAACGGGTTGTACTGGAGCGTCGACTCTCTGGTTCGCGCCACCTTTATTGGCGTCACCAGTGGGACCTGGCAATTTGACCAGATCACCACGCAATCTTCTGTTCTTAGCGACCGTTGCATCATTGAGAATGACGGCACCTTCTACTGGGCTGGTGTTGATCGTTTTCTGATGTTCAACGGCGCGGTGCAAGAGATCCCAAATTCCATGAACCTCAACTGGTTCTTCGATAACATCAACCCGCAGTACTCAGCCAAGAGCTTCGTCATGAAGATCCCTCGCTACGGCGAGATCTGGTGGTGTTACCCGCGCGCGCCTAATACGGAGTGCAGTCACGCCGTAATCTATAATTATCGCGAGAAAACTTGGTACGACACCGCGCTCCCGAACACGGGCCGCAGCTCTGGCTTGCACGCCGATAACTTCGTCGGTAACTTGATGGGCGGTATCCTACCATACAGCAGCTCTATCAGCGGCAGCCCAACCACGTACTACAACATGTGGGAGCACGAGCAGGGAACCGACGAGATCAACGGCACGGTCCCGGTTTCCGTGAATTCTTATTTCACCACTGCGTGCATGACTCCATTCGACGGACAGCCGCCTGGAAACAGCACCCTATCTATTGGATCGATGCAGCCAGACCTGGTTCAAACTGGCGAGATGACTGTTACCGTTATAAAGCAAAACAACGCCAACACGCCAGCGTACAACGGAACCGTGGCGACAATATACGACAACGCCACCATGGAGACCGGGAATCAACTCGACTCGCTCACGAACTTCAAGGACACCGCGAAGATACTCAGACTGAAGTTCCAGAGCAACACCCTTGGCGGGAACTACCAGATGGGTAAAACAATGCTAGAGATTCAGGAAGACGGCCAGAGAGACACCTGATGCTAATCCCAACCCCAAACGAGATGACTTTGGAGAACTGGGCAGATGCCGTGGTGCAGGCGTGCGTGCAGTACTCCAACATCAACCCATTTACCGGTGACTGGCAGGCGTGGGGAATGTGCTTCCTGATGAGCCCTCAGATCGGCAACCTGCTGCCGCCGAACCCGTACCAGTATGATGACTGGCGTGAATGGGGGTACCTACTCGCGCAGGCCTTGCTGAACGCCAAAGGCGCACCGCGCCAGGTAGCGGCGTAATGGAGATTAATCATGTCGGATGACCAAGGGGGGCGCGGTGGTGCGAATAACCCAAACAGCCAAAACTACCAACCCGGCGTAGCCTTATCGTCGCTTCCCGCCGAAGTTCAGTTCCAGCTGATGAATGGCGGCGCTACACCGCAGCAGATACAGGCGGGCAATAGTCTGTCCGCTGGTGGCGGATTTCTTAACTACCTGGATCAGGCGTTGACGGCTGCGTCCATTGGGGCGGCCAGTGCTGGCATTGGGACGGCGATTGGTGGCGTAGGCGGAGCGATTGCCGGTGGCGCTATCGGTGGTGCCGGTAACGCCGTAGCATCAGCGGCAGCAAACGACGCACCGATAACCGCCAAGGGGGTCGGGAAGGGGGCTCTAGTTGGCGGCGTCTCCGGTGGCCTTGGGTACGCAGCCTCACCAGTTACTGGGGCGCTGACTAACGCAGGTATCCCGGCACCAGTCTCATCCGCATTGGTGAAGGGTGCTATAGGCGCAGGGACCGGTGCGCTCGGGGCAAAAGTAAACGGCGGGAATGTGGGGAATTCCGCGCTTACCGGCGGGATCGGTGGGGCCGCAAGCGGCGCAATAGGGAGTCTGACCGGCAACCAGGGTATCGGCAAGGCTTCTGGTACAATAGCCGGTACCCTGGCTGGTAAGTACTTGACGTCGCCAACCACTCCAGTAGTACCCTCCGCACCGGTTGCCGCATCCACGCCAGCCGCCGCTCCAGCAAAGGCGACAGTAACACAGGCCGCACCGGTTGCCGCAGCACCAACTTCCGTCGCCGCGACCCCGGTTGCGTCAACCGCGGCACCGACCAATATCGGTCCGTACAATAATTTCAGCAGCGCCGGTCTTGGATATCAACCAAGAGTCCAGACTAACTACGCAAATACCACAAATTTCAATAATTACGGGCAAGGACCAGAGCAGTCTTTCTTCCAGCCCGCTTCAGGAACCTAGCGATGTCGAAACTCCGAGAAATCTACAAAGGCGACTTTAGCAAGCGGGTCAAGCGCTTTGACGATGGCGGCGGGGTTGATTACGCATCCTACGTTGGGTCTCCTGGGCAATCCGCTCAGTACATGTTCGACTCTAATCCGGTCACGGCGACTGACATCGCGGCGCTTACCGGCGCGGGCAGCGGCACCACGGCAAGCGGCGGAACTACCAGCGGATTCGGAGTCGACGCATTGCCGACTTCGAGCGGTGCTACCGCGACCGCAAATCTATTAAGTGACGCTCAACTCGGCAATACATCATCCAGTTCGTCTGGGTCTGGGTCTTCTAGCAGCGGCGCCCTTAGCTCGTTACTGAAGGCCTTGGGGATCGGCGGCGGAAATACCAGTGCAGCGGGAATCACTGCGCTCGCAGGGTTACTAGGTGCAGCCGGTCAGTACAAGCAAAATTCTGCCCTAATGCCGACGAACAACACCGCCGCCGCATCTCTCGCCAATAACACATCGGGTGCAGTTTCTGGTGCTTCAGCATCTACCGGCAGCGGCACGCAATTCGGGCCGTCCGGCGGGTACAATTACTCGAACTACTCTGGCGTTCCAGCGGGATCAGCCGGTCTTGGGTACGCGCCGCGCACGTACACCGCGCCGACCATCCCGAATTATTACACCTACGGCCAGGGACCGCAGGCTAGCTCATTCTCACCGGCAGCGGCCACGCCTACCGCGATGAAGCGCGGCGGCCACGTGAAGGCGTCCACGCCGCAGCGCTTCGACGTCGGCGGCGCCGCTTTCTCCGGTGCACCCAATACGGGTATGATGTCACCCGCGCAGGGCATGCCGCCGCTTCCCGCGACTGGCGCACCACCTACCGCACCACCGGCAGGAATGCCACCTCAGGCGGCACCGACGACGGGTGGATCGAATCCAACCGGAACGCCTTCATTTGGCCCTGGCATGCCTCCCGCGCAGCGTGGTCAGCAACAGCGCCCTCAGGTGAGCAGCGCCGCGCAGGCCGGGCAGGCCGCTATGCACATGCCGCCGATGACGCGCGGCGGTAACATGCCGCAGCAGATCGCGCCGCAACCTGGAAGCGCCGCGCATCCCGCCACTATGGCTGGCATGCCCCCGGTGCAGGCTCCGACGGCGCCAGTGTCAACCGCGAACAATAATTTGATGCGGCAACCTATCAGCAGGGCTGGCGGCGGAAGCGCAAACAGCACCACGCCGGGGATTCTGCAGAGCGGCGTGCCGCAGAACATGTCCACCGTGCTGCAGGGTGTCCGCAAAGCAGGGGCTAACAGCACCAGACCGTACGCTGGCGGCGGCGCGCTGTCGGCGGTGAGTCGTCACGTCAAGGGTCCTGGTGATGGCACCAGCGACGACATCCCGGCACGACTTGCCAACGGCGAATACGTCATGGACGCGCAAACCGTGTCCATGCTTGGCAACGGCGACAACGGATCCGGCGCCAAAACGCTCGATAAGTTCCGCGAGAACATACGTCAGCACAAGGGCGCCGCTCTCGCCAAGGGAAAGATGGCTCCAGACGCCAAGAACACAGAGCAGTACCTGCCTAAGGGGTCAAAATGAGCACGACCGGCGGCGGAGCGCTTAGCTTCCTAAACCAGGGCACCGCTCCAAGCGCAAGCTCGAACACGACCACGTCATCGACGTCGCTGCCGTCGTGGTACACAGATTACACCGCGCAGATCCTGAACAGCGCGGCCCAGTTCGCTGCGCAGCCGTACCAGACATACAGCGGGCCGCGTATCGCCGCACAGGATCAGAACACCGAGGACGCGTACAACTCGGCTCCTGGGATCGCGCAGACGGCGAGCGACACCACGGCTGACGCGCAGGGCATGGTCGGCCAGGGTATGGCGCAGAACAACCCCCTGGCTGCCGCTCAGCCGTACCTAAATAACGGCACGAACCCCACGTACAACACCGTTCAGTCGTACATGAACCCGTACAACACGGACGTCACGAACGCCATCGCGACCGCGGCTAATACGAACTTCAACAATAATACGATGCCAGCTCTGCAGTCGAGCATCATCGGCGCCGGGAACATCACGGGCAGCTCCACCGAGGGCACTAACCTCATGGAGAACGCCGAGCAGCAGAACGAGCAGAACATCAATAACACCCAGGCGGCGGCGCTGCAGTCAGGGTACACTGGCGCTCTCACCGCGGCTCAGGCTGGCGCGCAGAACTCTCTTACCGCGGCTGGCACGGCGGCGAACGCGAACACCGCGCAAGCGAATACCTCGTTGGCGGCTGGTACGGATTTCTCGAACATCGGCACCCAAGGTACCGCGAATAACATCGCAGCATCGACCAATGAGAATACGCTTGGTCAACAAAACCAGGGGTATAATCAGTCGAACCTCAACCTGGCGTACCAGGACTACCTCAACCAGCTCAACTACCCGCTCACCGGCATATCGGAGATGCAGGGCGCGCTGTCAGGGATCCAGGTTCCATCTGGGACCACGACGTCATCGTACGGCACCGGGGTCAACGGAGCGAACGGGAGCGCTCAAGGAAGCACCACGTCACCGCTCGCCAGCGTATTCGGTACCAGCGTCGGCACGGCAGCTAATACGGCATCTCCGACCAACGGCACGGCAGCGGTCACGACGGCGAACAATCCGACCGGCAATCCATTCCTGTCGACCACACTTCCGTAACGAGTACACATGGTAGACCAGACCAATTCTATGGGAATTCCGCTCAGCGATTCTGAGCTGAATGACCCTAGCAGCGACCCGGATGCACCGGATCCTTTGCTTGGCGAGTCCGCGCAGAGCGGGGCGCTAGCGAAGGCCGTTCCTACCCAGGGAAGCTCGCGCAGTGACGCGAAGAGCCGTTTTGATGAAAATCAGAGCGAGATGTCTGACTTGCGGTCGCAGTACGCAAGCACTGCCAAGCAGCAGTCCGACGCCTACGCTCAGGAAAAGTCACAGATCGACGCCGCCACAGAGCGCCTCATGGGTATGCAGGTTGGCCCGAGCGACCAGG